CGCCGTGAAAGAGGCGCTGGACCACGTTTCGTCAGCGAAGTCCGTCAGGGCGGTCGTGCCCGAGGTGGACGGGTTTACGTTGCCGAGGATCGCCCCACCGGCAACATAGGCGGTGCCAGACGTATTGGTGATCTCGTTGGTGGACGTATACGCCGTCGTGGCCGCCGTGAAGGAGGCGCTGTTCGTATAAAGCGCGATATAGAAAACATCGCCGCCCGAGGATCGGAAGTCGTGAGCGCCTTCAAGCAGCTGCTGCTTGAAGCTGGTGCACATAAAGTTCCCGGTAAAGGCCATCAGACTCTCCTCACGAGTTCGGCAAGATTGGGCTGCCCCGCCTCGGCCAACATATGACCGACCGTTGATCTATCGCTCTGTATAGCACGTTTCATGTGAAACAGCACAACCTGCTCCATTTGATCCTTGAAGGCTTGTGCCTGCTCACGCAGGATGAGGCCGTCGCGATAGGCATCGACGTTCTCGCGTCCTTCGCCGTAGTTCTTCAGACGGGTCAAGGCTTCCGCGAAACGCTGATTGTATAGGTTGAGTATCTCAGGCTCGCCCTTCATGTAGGTATAAGCCTCGAACAAGCTGCCATAGAGAAGGGCCTGCTCGGCGTTGTCTCCGATCCAAGTCGTTCCCGCCGTGACAATCGACTCCGGCTCGTACCAGTAATGCAACTCCACAGGCAGGTTCGCGTTCGGTACTGGGGCAAGGATGAAGTTATTCACGTCAAAGAGCGAATAATACTTTGGAACTCCGGTAGCCCCAGTTGGGTTGTACTCTTGGAGATATTCCACGTCCTTGTTCAGGAGGAATATCTTCGACCCATTTGACGTAACGCTCAGAGAGAACGGCGCACGGAAATCCGTTGGGGCAGCAAGATACTGATTCCCAGACGTGGTGGTGCCAGACACGTTCTTGCGGAACACATCCAGATCGACGGAGTAGAGTATCCGCTCTTCGCAGTTCTGGATGAACGTGTTGATGTTGCTGACGAAGCTCGCCTCACTGTATTCAGTGAAGTCCTCAATCGCCTGCACCAGAGTGCTGTAGGTCCATCCCATGTCAGGTGATCTCCACCGTTACAGTCCCGACAGAGGTGATGCCCTGAAGGCTGGTGTGCTGGATGAACGGGAAGATCTCCTGTCCAACAGGCACATCCATCGGCTCAGTGCGATCAGGACGCGGCTCAAAGAGAGCCTGCGGCTCGGTCGGGGGATAAATGGGTTCAAGCTGGGGATGCTTAGCGTCCCAGCACTCGATGCAGTTCTTGAAGCCGTTCCACTGCTTCTTTAGCGTCGTGTACGGATACTGAAGGCCGCATCTGTCACAGATGGCGTATGAGGCGAAGCCTTGTGCAAACCTAGCCATCTCACACCACCCGATACCAGTCTCTCACCGGAGTAAGAGACAGAGACGCGCGATCACGGTCCTCGCTCATCGCACGATCAAACTCCTCTTCGTACACAGCCTTCAACAGCTGCACACGCTCCGGAGCCTTCTTCATGGCGATGTAATAAGCGAGCCCTGCCGCAAGGCAGGGGTAGAAACGAAAGGGGACTTGAAGGGTATTTGCACCCGCAGCCGCATCATCCATACGAACAAGACGGTCCACGATCAGATCATAGTTCTGGTCTGGCGTGGGCCAGACATACAGAACAGGGGTGATCTGACGATCAACCACGTACTGAACGGGGCGACCTTGAGACAGCTTATTCGGGATGTTGAGGTAGTAATCCCGGCTAATACGGTCAACTGTCAGATCGACCTGAGAAGTCGTGCCGACGCCCGTAGGCATACGGCAGACGACTGACAGAAAGTCGATGACAGTCTGGGGGAGCGTATAGCTGGCGGTCGTCGAGTTAACCGGGATCGTAACCCGCTCAATGGTCCACTGGTTGAGACCCCGGTTAGCCCACTCTGCGAGCAAGAGGTTCAAGCTGCGACGAGCGGTACGCTGATCGTACCCAGTGCGGATCTCAAGTCCGCACCGCTCGAACGCTTCTTCGATGTAGTCGCCTACATCAAGCTCGAATGTCTTGGTCCCAGAGACAGCCATTGTCAGCAAACCTTGCCTTTACCGATGCCCTTGATGGCGATGCCGCCGCCACGGACGGAGCCGCCCATGGCGTACTTTTTCTTCTTGACCATGCCGCCTTTGGCATACGCCTCGTCGCGATAGGACTCAACGTCCGCCATGCGCCTCATATCATCGCTGCTTGACGAAGACATATCTTCCGCAAAAGAGTCCTCCTCAATCATACGCCTCATCTTCTCCCTCTCAGAAGGGGAGATGTTGTCGTCGGTCGGGCGCTCGCGGATATCCCGCTCCCTCTTCATCAACTCCTCGCGGCGAACCGCGTCGGTGATCTGGGCAGGACGGTTGTAGTTCTTGTTGCGAGGCATCTTACTTTCCCTTCCTTGACTTAGACATGCCAGCCTCAGACAGAGCGATGGCGATAGCCTGTTTGCGAGATTTGACGACAGGGCCCTTCTTGCCGGAGTGGAGGGTGCCCTCCTTGAACTCCTTTAGGACCTTGCGGACCTTCTTCTGTCCCTTGGTCGGGGCCTTCGCCATATCAGAAACCCTTCTTCCGGAAGGGCTTGACCTTACTAGCCACGCCCTTGGGCTGCTTCACAAACTGCTTGCCAGCGGCCTTGCCCGCCCGCTTGGATCGGGTAGTCGCAGCATACTCCTGTGGGGACAGGGACTTGATGGCAGCCTCCGGGAGATACCTCTCGCCAGTCTGGCTGGAGGGTTTCCCGGATTTCGTGCGCCACTTCTGCGCCGTCCACGCCTTCAGGGATTGCTGCGTCTTCTTCATTTGCCTTTATAGCCCCCGCCCTTAGCCTTGTACTGCTTCGCTAGGAGCTGGGCCTTGCGTGCAGACCACTGCCCTGCGGCGGTGCCCTGCACGCTTGAAGCTTTGATCTTTTCAAAAAGAGATTTCCGCATGTCGGGTTTAGTGTAGTTCCCGGCAGCGTTAACCTTGCTCTTTTTGACAGGTGTCTTCACTTCTTGCCCTTCTTCCCGCCGAGGACAATCATCAGGGCCATGCCGCCCTTCTTCATGCCCTTCTTAGCCATGCCGCCCTTCTTCATGCCCATCATTTTCTTGGAGGCCATGCCGCCGCCCATCATCTTCTTTTCAGCCATGCCGCCCTTCTTCATAGCCATCGAGGGCGCAGCCATCGCCATCTCAGGGGGCATCATCGCCGGAGGCGTCTTCTTGCCCTGACGAGACGCGCCCATAGCGCGCTTCTTCATGCGAGCGCCAGCCATTTCCTTGCCCATTCCACCACGAGTCATAGCCATCTGGATTCTCCCTTACTTGCACTTCCACCGTTTGCGAGCTTGGTTCAAACGGCTGTTGGGGTTCTTTGCTGCTTCAGGAAACATCTTTGCCTGACCAGCGGATCTCGCGCAGAAGGACTTTCTGCGAGCGGCACGCTTGCCTTTTGGACTGTCTTCCGTGACAGCCGTGGAAAGCTTCGAGCCCGGATTGGCCTTACGATAAGCCTTGACACCCTTTTCTGTCATACCAGCCCCAGCCTTCGTCGGACGAAAGTTGCCGGATTTGACAGAAGTCTTGATGCCCATGCCCTTAGCCATCAGGGGGTCCCCGCGTCATTCTTTATGAGAACAAGAATGAACATAGAGGAGCAGGCGTTGTTATTGCCAGTGCCAATAGCCTGCGCCTCAACAGTTGTCTTCTCTGGAATAGCCAGAGGATATTCAAACGTGTAGTCAGCCGCGCCGTTGTTGATCGTGACGATTGCAGCTGTACGTCTGATTTCATCCAGCCCACGGGTCACTAGACGACCCGTCACAGGGCCGGACCCAGAGGACTGACCGGACGAGAAGAGACCTTGCGATACGTATCCAGTGTAGCCCGCGGGGACCGTATAGCTGCCAGTGATCCGCGTGTTGTAGTCGTACTGAATTACGTCATATACGGTCGCAGGTACGCCCAGCGTCACTGTCCCAGTACCGATGTAGATTGAGCCTGCGGCGGAGTCCAAAGATCCCGCCGTCGCCACATAGCACTGGTTGATGTGGAGGTAAGAGTTTGCAGTCGTAACAGCCGTCTGGCCGTTCATTGAGACTGTCTCGGAAACGTCGGAAACGCAAGCAGCCCGCCGTATGGCCAGACCGTCTCCATCGACGTATCAACATCGCCATTGTACCCGCAGATGACGATGGCCTCATGCCACGGTATCTGGCCGCGGGAGACTTGGAGCTCCCACGGCTCAGTGCGGCCTGTTCGCGTTACGGAAGACGGGGGACGAGTCACGGTAACACCTCTCATCCATAGTTTTTAATAAGCTCTAGGACAATGGTGTACCGATCACCCGCGGTAGCCCCGATAGTCGTAAAGAGGATGTCCCCGTTCTTTCCAGTGCCTGCGTTGTTCACAATCCCGCTGAAGCGGGAAAAGTCGAACGCAAAGAACTGGTCAGACCCAAGGGTCATACACAGTGCGTCTGTCGTGGCGTCCCATAGGATGTCAACGCCCATGCCAATCGTGACAGCCTCAATGCGTTCAATGTTGACGCTTGAGCAAACCGCCCCGTTGTAGGGGTTGAGCGCGGACACATCCACCTTGACGACACCAGTTTCCCCGGTGCCGTCAGAGATGTTCGTGAACTTCATGATGGCTCGTTTAGAGCCATCGAAGATCGTCTGGCTTGTTACAGCGTCAGCCATGAGGCTCTCCTATTAGGGAACCAGCACGCCTGTCTGAGCGTAAGTCACCGCAAGATAGCCCGTGCCCGTGCCCGTGTTGGTGGACGTGACAACGATCTTGATGTCGGTGGTGCCAGTGTTGGCCCACTTGCCAACGCGGGTAGCGTCAGCGCCCGCCGTAGCTGTGATGATGCCGAGCGTGCCGCCAGCAACCGCAGCCGCCGCCGTCAGGTCCGTAGCCGAGGCCGTCGTCCCGATGCCGAGGGTCGAAGCCGCGCCGCTCCAGACCGCCGTGACGTAGAGCTGAATGTCGGTGATGATGCTCCCCGCCGGGATCACGATGCTGGTCGTATAGACGCCAGCCACGCTGCCGTTGGTGGCCTGCGTGATCGCCTCATACTGCGTCAGGGACGCGAAGCCGAGGTTGGCGACATCGGTGCCGAGGGTCGTGCCTGTCGTGAACTTAATCGGGCCAGCCTTGATCGGGCCGGAGAATGTTGAAACGCCCATGTGTATCTCCTGTCTTGAGCGAGTCTGCCACCTTGGGCAGTCAGGGACACTTTAACTATACATGAAAAAAGGGCTGGTACAATACCAGCCCTTTCTATTTCGGAGGCTAGATCAAGAGATCAAGCGCCCTGCGAGCCGTACATCGCGCGCGGGTCAGACCAACCGAAGCTGTAACGCTCGCGAGCCTTGTACCGGACGTTGCCGGTGTCAAAGTCGCCTTCCATCGCCGTCTTGATGGGCGAACGCACGAAGTGCTTCATCCCATTCGGGGCGTCGGTCTTAACGAACCAAGCGTCCGGATCGGTGAGGAAGTGGTTGACCGCAAAGCCGCTCGGCATGTAGCCGCCCGTCTTGATTGCGTTGATATCGTTGTCAGCGGTCGAGGTGCGCTGCTCGGACTTGAGGATACGCTCGGCGGTGAACTGAAGAGCCGGGGGGATAATCAGTTTCATGCCGCGAAGAGCGACCTTCAGGCCGCGTTCGTCGATGAACGCCGCGATGTCGATCAGAGCCTGTTCGAGAGAGGTCTCGTTCAGGTCCGCCTGAGTCGCAAGCGTGTTCGACCAGTTGCCGCCACCCGTCGTCGGATGGGCAGAGTTGACCAGAGACACGCCGTCGCCGCCAGTGTAGCTGGAGGAGAAGGCATTGTTCAGGACAGACGCCGCCGTCACCTGCTTGGTGTTCGACATGCTGCGCGCCAACGCGCGGGTGTAACGAGCACTGAGCTTGTCGTAGAGGTTGTCCTCGACGGCTTCCTCAGTGATCGCAAACGCCAGCGCGACGGTGTTGTGGGTGTAGCGAGCCGTGAAGGCTTCGCCAGCGGTATCATAGCTGATAGCCGAGCCTTCGCCCTTCACCGGAGCCTGACCGAAGCCAGACAGCATCACTTCTTCTTCGAACGCACGATCCGAGGTCTCGGTGTCGAAGATTTCGGCATGCTCGTTGTCGTAACGATCATACTCCATCCCAAACAGGGCGTTCAGTCCGGGCTCAAGTTCCTTGAGCAGTTGCGAACGAGTAATAGCCATTGTTCAGACTCCTATTAGACGCCCGCACCCGTACCGTTAGCCGAGTAACGATAGAAGTGGTTGTTGAGGAGGACGATAGCCAGACGACCGGCCACCGACGCATCGCTGTTCGAGGGGGTGTCCTCAAAGCCAATGATGCGGAGGTTAAGCGTGTTGGTCGTGTTAGCCGTCGATACGGCGAGTTCAGCGGTGGAGATGCCGGAGGTGGCATTGCCGCTGGTGGCCGTAGCGAAGTTGGCGTTGGCATGAACGATGTCGTTCGCCGCAGCCGCGTTGCAGTTGATGAGGTACAGCTGGTCGGGGTCAGCCGAAACCGTGGCGTAAGCAACGGAGTTGGCGTAAACCGCAGCGGTTCCGGGCCAGAACGGGGACCACTTCGGCGTGCCGTTGAGGTCAACGTAGTTGCAACCCAGAAAAGCGCCCAGAAGCGGAACAGTGCCGCCGTTGGCGTTGCCAACGATGTCAATCAGACCGTTCGCCAGCGGGATCACAGGGGAGCCCTGATAGATCACGCTAGACGTGCCCGCAGTCGCGGCAGTCTGAATGGCGTACACCATGTCGCCGTTAGAGTTCGGCGCGCTTCCAAGCATACGATACGGGCGAAGCCCGAACGAGGCATCAATGTTTGCCATTGCCTAGATCCTTACTGTTTATCGGCGGAACGATTACCGCCGAAGCTAACCCGTGACTGTCGCTCAGGACGCATCATGGGCATTGATGGGTGTTGGTCTCGCATGAGGTCGTTATCTACCGCCTTCATCTGCTCTTGCGTCTGATTCTGGTAGTAACCGGTTCTCTGCTCGACAATCTCTGTGGGAATACGCGCTAGGACCAAGCCCCCAACAGCAATAACGCCAGCGTGTTTGCCGTCGCTAATCGTGGGGAGATCCCAATCAGGGTATTCCTCGGCGCGAACCAGCTCGAAGCCTTCGCGTAAACGGGCGGAAAGATTCTTCCGATCATCAATGCCGTTGGCTTCCATGCGGATCCAGCGGTGCCGATAGCCCTCGGGAGCGGGCGGTGCGTCCAAGGAGGACGGGGGTTTCCACGTGAGTGGGCGCGCACTTCTGTCGCGGACATTCTCGGAGCGAGGCTTACGGTCTATCGTCATATGACTTAACCTTGTTGC